ATTTCTTCATATCCATTTTTTATTTCTTTTTTTATTTGATTAGTATCTAAATCTATGAATGTAAATTTATCCATCTTTAACATCTCCAATAACAACAATTTTAATTTTGGCTAATTCTTGATTTTCTAATATTTTTATTTCTTCTACATTAAATCTAGGTTCTTCTCTTTCAATTTCTTCCATACAATCAGCTATAATTTGAGCATTAACTATCTCCATTGGTTCATCAATGTAATTAAAGTTAATACCTTTTTCTCTTGCTAAAACAACATTTCCTCTTATTCTTGATATAATATTTTCAATATTTTGAACAATTTCTTCTGTTCTGTTTTTAATAAATTTATAATTTTTTTCTTTTGAAGAGTCTATATATATTTCCATTAGTTATACTCCTTCAATTCTATTTTTAAATCCATTTTAGTTGGAACTCCAAAAGCATTATAGCCTTTTGGTTCTTCTCCTATACTTGTAATGACATAATTTCCTATCTTCTTACCACCAAGTATAAGTCTTAGAACCTTTCCTTCTTTTAAAAAAGTTTCTAATTTCTTTTTTTCCTTATCTATATCTACTTTAAAAAACCTATTTAGATGTATAGAAAAGCTTATACTCTCAAGTTCAAGTCCATCAAATTGTAGTTTTGGCTTTTCACCAATAATTTTATGTTCTATCCATCTTGAAGAAATACTTCTTGAAAAAGAATTATATGTTTTTGTGTAAATTGAACTTGTAAAAAATATATAATTTCCTAAGCTACCAACTATCATTGAGGACCTCCTGTATTATCTCCACCAGCTTTTACTCCACTATGTAAGTGAGTTTTTAGAGATATTCCATTGGCTGTAACATCTTCACTAGCATCTAAATTTCCCGCTATGTTCACTGAACCTGTTATATCTATATCTCCTATAATTTTAGTTTTTGGACATTCTATTTTTATATTTTTAGCAATTATCTCAATTTGGTTTTTACAATTTATATATAATTTGGATTTTTTTTCATCATATGAGATAGTAGTCCCATCGCTGAAAACAGTTATTTCAATACCCTCTCCTGCTCCAACTGGTATAGGTGTTGCTTCATCATATCCAGAACCTAAATAAAACCCATTAAAGGTATTTTCAGGAAATATACAAATTCCAACTTCACCAATTTTGGGAAATGAATAATGTTTTGTTTTTTCAGTTCTTCCTTGTAAAACAGGAATTTCAACAGAAGGAATATTTATATCTTCAAATGTTACTTTTATAGTTCCTTTTTTAGGAAATATACTTGTTACAGTTCCATATCTAATCATTTTCCACCTCAAAATCTATGACTTTATGAATTTCAGCATTTATTTTATAGGATAGAAAATCAATCTTTAAATCATCTATCATATATTTTCCAGAGAAATTTCCAAAATCCTTTAAAAGAATTGTATCTCCAACAGAGATTAAATCAGTTGTTCCCATAAAAGAAATATTCCCTTTTATTTCTTTTTTGTTTTTATCTCTTAATGCTTTCTTAGCTATTTCTAGTAATTGTTTTTCAATTTCTTTAGCATTTTTTCCAGTAACTTGTTTATCTTCATTAATAAATAAATTTCTTTTAGTATGCTTTTTATAGGAATTTCTATTTTTTATTTTGAAAGTTTTTTCAATTTTCTTTTTATTCTTATAGCTATAATAGCTAATTGTACAGCTTGAATAACTATCAGTATCTTCTGTTGAAAAACTATAACTTTCTAACTGCTTTTTAAAAAAAATCTTTTTAACATCTTTTTTTTCATACTCTTCTTCTTCAAAAGCTATAATTTTGTTATCAAATAGTTTCAAATTTATTCCTGCTTCTTCAGATAATTTCTTCAAAAAGTCAAAATCTGATTGTAATTTCTGTTCAATTCTTTTATATTTTCTATTAAATGAGATATCACAAATAGCCTTTATTTTCCTTTTATTTGCAATCTCATTTAGAATTGTTTTAAATGTTACATTTTCCCAGACCTTATTTTCTTTTTTATCAACAATATCAGATGCTATATCAAATGAAATAGCTTTTATATTAACAACATCAGGAGGACCACTAAAATCAACAGTATCTATATAAAACAATCCCATATCATGTGTTATTATTTCTAAATCCTTTTCCCAATGTTTTAGTGTTAATAATGCTTTTAATGTTTCACCTTTTTGAGGCATCCAAGATGATATCCACAACATATCTCTATTTTCTAAAGTAAGTTCTAATGTATCTAATTGATTTATAGAATCACTTTGAGAACATGAAGTAAGTTGACTATGAATTTCTTTTGTTATATTTTTACCTTCATAAAATATTGTAATTTCTGTTCTTCTTGCATTTTCAACTTCTTTTGTGAAGTCAAAAGTATCTATATTTTTTAAATCAATCTCCATATTTATCTTCTCCAAGGAGGTACATTTGAACTTTTCATATCAATTTGTTTGTATTTTAAAACTATTCCTGCTGGAAAAATAAAATACTCTGAATATTCTTCATTCCATAAATTCAAGTAATGAATAAATTTAGAATTTTTATATAATAGATATGAGATTTTATCCCATGTATCTCCATCTTTGGTTGTATAATAATTCCATTTATCTTCCATTGCCTCTCCGTATATTTTCTCTTTCATATTTTTTCATCATATTTTTAAATTCATCAAAAGCTTCATCTTTATTTTTCTTTAGGGTATTATCTATATTTTGACTATCATTTGCATAGATAACTGGTGAATATGTAAAAGTGAAAGAATTAGAATTATTACTACTTTCATAAGCTCCTATTAATCTTCCAGTTTTTTCCCATAAATTTAAGCTTCTTTGACTATTATCATGAGGAATAATTGATTCAGAATTTCCACCTTCTCCAACCCAAGCAAGTGTAGGAGAATTTACAATTCCACCTAAAGCATATTTAGGTATATCTCCTCTTCCACCATAAGAATATGTTTTAACATTAGGTTGTGTAGAATATCCTCTTCTTCCTGGTGGAGCTTTTTTTTCATCAGAACCAATAAATAATAATTTTTTACCCCAACCAACAACAGTGTCAAATCCACTTTTGATTTTATCAAATATTCCAGTAAAGAAGTCTGCAACTGCTGCTCCTACTTCTTTAATACTATTCCATTTATCTTCCATCCACTTAAAAACATTTCCTAAGATTTCTTTTGTAGCAGCTTTAAAGTTATCCCATTTTAAAAGAATATTAGTAACCATATTTGCTATTTTATCTTTTAATTCTCCTGCTTTTTGTTTAATAGTATCCCAGTTACGATATACAGTCATTCCAGCTTTTACAATCCAACCTAGAGGACCCATAAAAAACCAGAATTTGTCAATAAGCCCAACTACTTTATCTTTTAATTCAGCAGCCTTGGCTTTTACAGTATCCCAATTTTTATATAATAAATAACCAGCAGCTACTAAAGCCAAAATTCCAGCAATTATCCAAGTAACAGGACTTGCTAAAACAGTAAGACTTAATGCCTTAAAACCTTTTGCAATTTTTCCAACTCCACCTATTAGCTTTTTCCCAACAGAAAATATTTTTGTACCAAACTTATGTTCTGTCATAAAACCTGCTACTTTCATATAGTTAGAATACATATTTATTCCACCTGAAATAATTTTTAAAGCACTACCAAATCCTAATAATGCAACTGAACCATAACCAAAAATTTTCATAAATGTTTTAAAACCTTCAGGATGTAGTTGTTGAAATTCAGTTATTTTCGTCAATAAATTTGAAAAGCTAGTAATTATTTTATTTATTTCAGGAAGTAATAATGCTCCTAATTGGCTTCCTGCTATACTTAGTTTTCCCATAGTTATTGCAAGTTGATTTTCAGTTGTACCTCTCTTTATATCAGCTTCTTTATCTACGCTTCCCTTAGCTTCCTCTCCATTTACTTTATTTAAATTTTCTTTTAATTTATCCATATTATTTAAGAATTTAGACCCTGCATCTAAACCCTCTTGACCAAATAATTGTGTTAAAATAGCTGTTTGTTCATCTTTACTTTTCTTTTTAATTTCATTAAAAACCATAAACAATGCTTTTTCACTATCTTCTTGTGCTATTTTTGCTAATTTAACAGGATCAATTCCTAAAGATTTATAAACTTCTGCTTGATTTTTTGTGGTAGCATTCCCTTTACTTAAAGCCACAAGTATTTTTCTTGCTCCCGTTGCTGCAACTTCTGCTTCCATTCCTTGTTCAATTAATGATGCTCCAAGAGCTGCAACTTGTTTTTCTGAAAAACCTGCAACTTTTCCAATACTTCCTATTCTATTAACAAAATCTGTTATTGCTGGAGCACTAGCTCCTGTTTTATCTCCTAAATAGTTTATTCTATCTGTAAGTTCAACTAGCCCATCGTAAGATAAATTTAAGGAATTTCTCATATTAAACATAGCATTAGCAGCTTCTTCTCTATTCATATCAAAAGCCATACCCATTTTAGATGCAAGTTCTATATATTGAATAGCTTCATCTTTATTTAACCCTGTTTGACCTGCATTTGCCGCTGCTGCATATAATTCATCAAGACCAATTGCAATTTTCTTTTCAGTAATAATCTTATGAAGCTCTTTCTTAAAGTTTTCTTCTTCATCTTTATCTTTAAAATCAAATTGCTTTTTTACAGCTGCAAAGTTACTTTCAGCATTTATTGCTTGTTGTACAGGTTTATACATTAATCCAAGTCCAGCAGCTCCAACTTTCATAGAAGTTCCACCTATTTTTGAAAATCTATCAGCTACCTTTTTAGATGATTCAGCTTTTGCAAATCTTTTACTTGCTTCATTAGCTCTATCTATTTCTTTTTGAAGTTCCTTATATGTTTTTGCTGTGTTACTTATATCTACTTTTTTATCTCTTAACACCTTTGCTGTTTCTCTCACATGTTTTAGTTCAGTTGAATAAGAGCTATTTAATGAATTTAATTTTTTTTCTAAATTCTGTAAGGCTTTTGCATTTTCAGCTGTCTGATTTTTCTCATCTTTCATACTTGTTTTTAGCTCAGCTATTGCTAATTTAGTCTTTTTTATAACTTCAATTTTTTCTTTTAAGGCTTTTTTATCACCATCATATTTTTCTAATAATTTTTGAGTTCTTTGTAGTTTTATAATTTCTTGATTAAGACCAGAAATTCCTTTACTTGCAGTTGAAAATGTTTTAGTAAATCCTACTCCTAATGCTGCTCCTATACCAAAAGAAATTCCAATTTCTTTCATAAACCCTCCAAGCAAATAAAAAAAACCACTTACCTTTTTTTGATAAGTGGTTTTAACTTTATCTTTTATTTTTTAAAAAATCAATTGAAGTATGCTAATTATTGCTATAACAAAGAGTATAAAAATGATTAGAAAAAATGGAGCAATATAGTTACATACAGTAAAAACTATTGCTAAAGTTGCTATTATTGGAATAATTTTAAAGAATAATTTTTTGATATTTATTATAGTTATTCCAGCTTCTGTAAAATTTTTTATAGCCTCTTTTTTATATTTATTTGATATAGCTTGTTGTTTATTATACCAATTTTTTATAGCTTTTAACATACTCATCACCTCTTAATAAGATTTTATAACAAATCTCATCAAAAAGCAACCACTTATTTTATATATGTGTTTGTCTTTCAAGAATTTCTCCCATATCTGTTGTCCATTCAAAAAATTCTTGAAATGAAATATTTAAGAAAAACTCTATACCAGATTTACTTTCTTTGCTTAGGATTAAGATTGTTTTTCTAAGATCTTTGAAACTAGTGCTTCTAACCCCAAGCCATCGAACAAACCCTTGACTTGATTTGTGACCTCTAAAAATTCTCTTCCAGAGAGCTTTTCAACTAAATCATCATAAGAGCAATTTAATATTTTAGTTGCTAATATTGTTAGGTAATGTCTTGATTCTTCCATTCCACCTTGTGGAAAAATTCCACCCATTAATAAAAATTCTTTTTCAGCTTCTAAAAGATGTTTTGGACAAAGCATATCTTTTGTTATGTTTATTTCAGATATTTCAATATCTTTATCATCTTTTTTACATTTTATTTTATTCTTTATTTTTGCCATTTTTCCCCCTACATTCCTATTGCATCTCTAACTTCTGCTAATAAATCTTCACCATTTACATTGAAAATCATATTGATTTTATCTATTTCTAATACTGTTTCATTATCTACTTCAACTTTCAAATAATCACATGCAAATTTTTGATTAGAACCAGAAGGCTTTCCAACTTCTAATTTTCCTAGTGCTAAACTTTTTGGAATAACTCTGGTAGAAACTTTTAATTTACCTTTATTTATTTGTCCACCACTCATATCAGTAGATTGAGTTGCTGCTCTAAATTCTAAAGCATATATTTTTTGAGAGAACATTTTAAAATTATCTTTTATTAATGTCCTAAAATTCATTCCAATTTCAAATGCAGAAAAATGTCCTAATGTAGGTGAGTCTATCTCTCCTGCTATTCCAGCTCCACTGATTGTTTCAGACATAAATTGAATATCTGGTAAGTCTACATCAACTAAAGCTGTTGGAGACATTTCCCCATCTATAAAGCATCTATAATTGATTATCTTTTCAGGGATTAGCCCTATTGTTTTAGCCATTTTTACCTCCTAAAATAATTTTTCATAATATTTAACATCAATTTCTAAATCAAATTTAATTTCTTCAGCTGGAAGTGCTGGTGTGAAATATAGTTTAAATTTAATTTTTCCATCAACTAAACTTGTTAGAGGATTATCTTCTCTTCTAAACTCAACTCTAGCACCTATTAATTTACCTGCTGCAACAAGACCATTTAACCAAATATTGATACTGTCTGTTACTGTTTCTATTAATACTTTATTTGTTGGTTCATCAATCTTTTGCCAATATGTTAAAACAAGAGAATTGATAACCCAGTTAAACATCATTCTACTTACTATGAATGCATCTTTTGGATCAGATACTGCTGGATAACAAGATGTTCTATTACCCCAAAATCTCCAACCACCAGTCCAATTTATAATTGTAGAAATTCCTTGACTATTTAAATAATTTGCTTCATCTAGTCCAAGCCTTACTGGAGTACCATCAATAAGAACTGCTCCGTCACCTTTTATATTTTTGTTTGAAGGTGATCTATACGGGATATCTTCATTATCTTTAGCTAACATTTGGATTAACGCTGCTTTTTGAGTAGAGATATTATATTGTTGTTTTCCTAAAGAAATTTTCGGCCAACTTACATCCAAAAAAGTTGATGAGATGTTGTTTGTATTTTTATTTACAACGGTATCTCCATATTTCTTAACTTTTGATGTATCTAAATCAACAAGTCCAAGACCTTGAAAATGTCCATTTATTTTTCTTGCTTTTGCTTCAATTACTGCTGCAACAGTTGAACTACTGGAATATTTTGGTGCTAAAATTAAACTAGGAACTTTTCTATATTTAGGAAAGACCTCAGCAATTGCTTCTAATCCCTTTTTCTTTCCAGTTGCTCCATCTATTCCACCAATAATATCTGTTTCTTTTACTTTTTCTAAATCAATCATGCTGTATTTTACTTCAATAGGATCTGTCTTTGTTTCATTTGGAATTAAAAC